ATCACTTATGCCAATGTGATTCTAGAAGTGATTTTTTCTTGAATATGTCTTACGTGATTAAAACATGTATAGGAATACGTTTTAAAGATTTTAAGGATGTTATAAATAAATATGTAAACAATTTAGTTTCTAGTTTAAAACAGGTTGGACAAATGAGATCCGAATCTTATTTTGTGAAAGAAGATTTTTCCCTAAAAAGGTTTTTTGATATTATTCTTTCTGCAAAAGTAGTTCAATCTCTACGAACTCTTGTTTTAAATTTAGTTGGATTAAAATTTTTTAAAAAAGAAACATCAATTAAATTTATTAAAATGTTAGGTCCTCCCAATAAGATTTCTTTATTAGATTTTTCATATAATATCTGCGAAAGCATTGACAATATGATAAATTTTTGTAGAGATGTTTATTATACAGGATCTTTTATGGGTGCCTTAAAAAGGCGTGATGCTGAATTGTCTTTTATTGAAAGTTCTTATGAATTAACATTGGAGGCAGAGACAGTTTATTTAGGAGATGATTTGAATTTTGTTGATAAAGAATTTATGAAAAATCGCGTAAGTGCTAAAGTCTTTATTGATAAAATTAAGAAGAAAATTATTGAGGGCGATGACATTAAACGACGCCAAAAAACAAAAGGTACTTTTGACGCCAGATTATACCTTTTAAAAAGTATAGCTAATGATATTTTGTTTAAAATGCAAACTAAGTCACGTGTTGCACCATTTGGTGTGGTGATTTATGGTCCACCACAAATTGGTAAATCTTCAATGTTAACTCATTTTTATAAGTTATTTTGTAAACATAAGGGCTATGTTTACTCTAAAGATTTAGTTTATGACAGAAATCCGAAGTCTAGTTATTGGGATAATCATGATCCACTTGTTCAACCAATTATTCATTATCCTGAGATTGGATCAGTATCAAAAAATATTGCTAAGAATAAAGGAGATGAAACTGTTGATGAATTATTGATGGTTTCAGACTCACAACCTTTTTCTGCAGAGAAATCTAGAGCTGAAGAGAAAGGTAAATGTTTGATTATGCCTGAGTTATTAACAATAGATTGTAATGATCCAGCAATGAATCTTGAAGTAACAAATAATAATCCAGCTGCTATTAGAAGGCGATTTGTTTATGTTGAAGCAGAAGTTCGTTCAGAATATCGTAAGGAGAATAGTAATGCACTAGATACTGATAAGGTAGAAGGAATTGCTAATAAGATGGATTTATGGAATTTTAGAGTTTATAGACAAGATCCTAAAAATTTGAAAGAAAGTACTATAGTTTATTATAAGAACAAGAATGGTCAAATCACAATGGATATTTTTGATCTGAGTTCCCTGTTCATGAGATTGTTTGAGGAACATGATCAAGCCCAAGTTAAGTTTAAAAATGCTATTAATGAAACAATTGATAAATATCTTCCTGAATCTATTAAAAGTGAGGGATTATACTTTGATCCAAAACATGATTATAAACTAATCATATTATGTATATCTTCTTTCTTTTTCCCTCTAATTATTCCTTTCATTGTTCTGTATTTTATGTTTCAAGGCTTCGTTAAATATATGTATGGTATTTTATCTTTTAAGGTTTTTTTCATGTTATATGCGCTAGGTTTTAATCCTGCCACATATATCAGACATCAAATAGATTATAAGATAGAAAGTTATAAGATTAAGTGTAAACGTATCTGTTCTTATATGTGGAGATGGAGCAAAAGTAAGATAATTTCTGATCCTGAATTTGAAGAAGAAAAAGA